GTCTATTAAAATTAATGCCCGATTAAGCCCCCCCTCCTTCCCTTACGCTGCCGCTCTCAGAACCCCCCGCTCACGGACCCGCGAGAATCGGGGTCAGGCACATACCGCGAGAATCGGGTTTTGGGCTTACAGCCGTAAAATAGTCCTTTACTTTCCCGTAAATTCGTAGTATAAGGGAAATATGCACTCGCTCCCTCGTCCCGCTTTCATATTCAAGTTCCATCAGGGACTCCCTCAGTATCAGCCAGAGGCCGCCAAGGAGATGGTCCGGCTGATTGAGTTGGGGTACTCCCTTCGGGCTGCAGCTGGTGGTGTGGGATTGAGCTACACCAGCGCCATTATGTGGGCGGCCAGTAACGATGAGTTCTGCCACCAGGTCGACAGTGCTGCGGCGACAAGAGTCTATCATTTGGAGACGGAGGCGCTGGGTACTTTCGATGCAGTACGCGCCAAGATCACCCTGGCTGCGTTGCGCAAAGTGGCGCCAGAGGCATGGAATGCGGAAGTGAATACGCTGGGGGCGGATAATCCCAATAGGCCCAAGGAGATTGTGTATCGGGTAGTGCGAGCTCCGGCTCCACCCGTCGCACAGTTTCCCGTCGCACACGCTCCCACCCCCGGCTCGGCCGTTACGAATGTGATTGACATGGCCTCTCACCCCGGCCTGTCGAGGATAAACTGAGATGGAACGCCAAATCTCAGAAAAGTTCATTCCGCTGCTGGGGGAGGCCAGATACAAATGCTTGCATGGTGGTCGTGGGTCGGGTAAGAGCCATTTCTGGGCGGATAGGGTGGTGATTGAGACTCTGCGGCGTCCCTGTCGTGTGGTCTGTGTGCGTGAGGTACAGTCTTCGATCAAGGAGTCGGTGAAACAGCTGATTGTTGACAAGATTACGGAGCTGAACGTGGGCTCTGAGTTCCAGGTGCTGGATCAGGAGATACGGGGGGTTAATGGCTCCTTGATTATCTTCCGGGGAATGCAATCCTATAACTCTGAGAACATTAAATCATTAGAAGGCTTTGATATCTGTTGGGTTGAGGAAGCGCAGGTGCTGTCGGCTACCTCTCTGCGGATGTTGCGGCCTACTCTGCGGCGGGAGGGGTCTGAGTTCTGGTTCTCGTACAATCCACGCTATCCTACGGATGCTGTTGACAGTTTCTTCCGGGGAGCGAATAAAATTGACCGGGATGCCGTTGTTATTGAGGCGAATTGGTCGGATAATCTGTGGTTTCCAGAGACGCTGCGGGGCGAGATGGAGCTGGACTACCGCCGGGATCCGGAGATGGCCCACCATGTTTGGGGTGGTGGCTATGAGATCCTCACTGAGGGTTCCTATTATGGCAAGTATCTGGCGATAGCGGACAGGGAATATCGGATAACGACAGTTTCACATGATTCCAATGCTGATGTATACGCAGCGTGGGATTTAGGCATTGGAGATGCTACCGCCATATGGATTTTCCAGGTCATAGGCACTGAGTGGCATTTCCTTAAATGTTACGAAAATGTGGGTGTGGGACTTGATCATTACGTTGATTGGATCAAGACGCTGCCGTACAATGTGAACAACCACCTGCTGCCGCATGACGCCAAGGCCAAGGAAATGTCGTCTGGTAAATCCAGGGATTCTTACCTCGAGGGCCGGGGGTTGATCTGTCAGGTACTGCCCCGCCATGGCCGAGAGGATGGTATTGCGGCTGTGCGCGCTATGCTTTCTCGGGCTTGGTTTGATGGCGATGGCTGTGCCCCCGGCATAAGTGCTCTGCGTGCTTATCGGTCCGAGTTTAATGAGCATCTTGGTGTTTTTAAGGATCGGCCAATACACGATGCTTCGTCTCACTTTGCAGATGCATTTAGGTATGCTGTGATGGGCACAGACGAGTTTTATGTCAATATTGGCCGTCCTGGTGCCCGCAATGGCAGCAGTGGTCGGGTTAGTGACTGGAAGAAGCCTATAAATAGAGAATCAGCGGGGACTTACGCCTGATGCCTATTTTTAATCAAAAAGAAGCAACTAAGGACAGCTCAATTCCAGCCGGCTGGCAAGACCGTGTTTCGGTTGTGGATTTGAACTCTACTTATGGTGCCTTTGGTTCTAGTTCTCCTGCTTCTACGCTCAAACCTATGTCCGAGGAGCAATTGCAGTCGGCGGTGCGCTATGCCCTCACAGAAGCAGTCGATTTCGAGGAGAGTGAGTTCACGCAGAGGCGTAAACTAGCTGATGCATATTTTCAAGGTGATACGAGGCTTGGACAGACTCCTGGTCGCTCACAGGTCACAATTACTGCTGTGCGTGATGCGGTGAAGGCTGTTGTGGCCTCTATAGCGCGGATTTTCACGCAGACGGATGTGGTTGGTGAGTTCTATTCGGACGATGAAGAGGACGAGAAGCTTTGCACTGATGCCACAAAGTTTGTAAACAGTGTGTTCTGGAAGAATAATGGCTATGTGGCTCTTATTAGTGCTGCAACTGATGCTCTGAAGTCCAACGTTGGCATCATCAAGGTGAGCCTTGATGATGTTCCTTATACAGTGCATAAATCCGTTCCCAAAGTAGACATGTCCAATGTCACTATGATGCCGGGGATGGAGACGGAGATGGAGATGCCAGAACAGGGCATGATGTCTCCCGATATGCCACAACCCAATCCGCAAGGCATGATGACCGAACAAAATGACACTGAGTCGGTCTTCACTCAGCAGAAGACTCGTAAGAAATGGTGGCTTCTGCCTGTGCCACCGGAAGAGTTCATAATTGACAGCAACGCGGTGGATATAGAAAACGCCCGGATCATTGCACATAGGCGCAATATTTATCTCTATGAAGCCGTGGCTATGGGCTTTAATGCGGAGGAGGTTATGGCCTTGCAAGGGGCAGATCTTTCCGTATTTACTGATGAGCGCAACAGTCGGCGCGATTTTTCGCGGGAGGATGATGAGGGTACTGCACCAGCTGACCCGATGGCGAATATCATCTTGCTGACGGAAGCTTACATGCACATAGATGCCGATGGTGACGGCATTGCGGAATTGCGGCGGATTGTCTGCGGTGGCCTTAACTATGTAATCCTTTCCGATGAACCGGCTAACTGGTTGCCATTTGCGGTGTTCTCCGCTGAAATCCAGCCGCATGTGTTCTATCCGATTTGCCTGGCGGAGGATTTGATCCAAGATCAGGACGCGCAGACTGCGTTGATGCGCTCCATCATTGACAATACTGCGTTGGTCAATTCTCCGCGCACTGAAGTCAATGAGAGCAAAGTCAATCTTGATGATGTGAAGAACGGCAAAATAGGAGCTATCATCCGTGTCAAGGAAATGGGCCAAATCAATGAGCTGGCAACTCCTTTCAGTGCGGGACAAACTCTCCCGGTCTTACAATACCTGCAAGATGTGTCTCAGTCGCGTTCTGGCGTCACTAAGCTTTCGCAAGGACTAGACGCGGATCAACTGCAATCGACTACTCGTGTGGCGGCACAGGCAGCGGTTAGTGCCGCAGATGCGCGCATCGAGATGATGGCACGGAATATAGGCGAAACAGGGGTTACGTCCTTGTTTCTGTGTATTCTCCGGGTGGCTATCAATTCTTTGCAAGGATTGCAGCAGATCAAGACCCCTAGTGGGTATACGAAGGTTCGGCCAGAATGGTGGCATGATCAGGTTTCTGTCAAGGTTAATGTGGGCCTAGGCTCTGGTCAGATCGACGAAAAGAAACAGACACTTTCTGGCATTATTCAGACCCAAATGGGTATTGTAACGCAGTACGGACCGGCAAATCCGGTGTGTGGCTGGAACAATGTAAGAAACTCCTACGCCTCCCTGCTCAGGCTTTCTGGGATTCATAACACGCAAGACTTTTTCCCCTTTGTTCCAGCGCAACAGTTGCAGCAGCTTGACGCGGCAATGAAGCAAGCGCAACAAAAAGAAAAAGAAATGCAGATGGGCTTGCAGCAGCAGCAATCTCAGGCCATGAGTATGATGGCCAAGGCGGAATTGCAGAA